CTTTTTTTTATTATCTTTGTAAAAAGTTTTTAATATGATAAACTCAGTTAGAAATACAGTTCTATCTGTTATAAATAAGAATAACTACGGCTATATTACACCTGCTGATTTCAACTTATATGCGAAGCAAGCACAGATGGAATTATATGAGGAGTACTACTCTTCATACAACAAGACCATCAATATGGAGAATGCTCGTATGTCAGGTACTGACTATGCTGATATTGAGCAGCCATTAGCAGAGACTCTTGAGTCTTTTTTAGTTACATCAAATTTAGATAATTACGATAATAATCAATGGTTAGCTCCATCAGTTGATACAACTGGAAGTGATGCCTATATGATACTTAGAATCGACTGCCTTAATGATACTGGTAGTAGAATTGGTACAGCTGAAAAGGTTTCTAATGCAAGGATAATGATGCTTTCTGATTCTAACTTGACTGGACCATCTTTGATGTATCCAGCCTATACTTACGAGCAGAATGTAGACGGAACATCTACCATTGTCTTGTATCCTGACACAATCAGCGATGCTAATGATTATAATATAAGATGCACGTACTTTACGTATCCTAAGGATCCTAAATGGACTTATATAACTATTAGTAATGGTGAGCCAATGTTTGATCAATCTCAACCAGATTATCAAGACTTCCAACTACCTAATGAGGATGAGTATAAGTTAGTTATGAAGATATTACAGTATGCTGGAATATCAATAAGAGAGCAAGAAGTTGCTGCTTACGCATTAGGTCAAGAACAACACGAACAACCAACATTTAGTTTACAACAATAATTATGGCATACTTAACTGGATATCAATATTATGAGAATGCTGGAAATTCTCCAGAGAATGAAAACTGGGGAACGTACCAGTACGTATCATTAAAGGATATAGTTAACAACTTTATGTTGATGTATGTTGGAAACCACAAACTTATTAATAATGTTGATAAGTACGAGGTATTATTTCACGCAAAGAGAGGGATTCAAGAACTGAACTATGATGCCTTGAAGGAGATTAAGATTGTGGAGCTTAGTATATGTGACGATCTTAAATTAGTACTTCCGCCAGATTACGTTAACTATGTTAGAATATCACTATACAAGGATGGTATATTAAGACCACTTACTGAGAATATTCAAACTAATTATAGTAACTCATACCTACAAGACAACAGTTGTAGAATATTATTTGATCAAGACGGAAACGTATTAGAGGGTACGTCTATTTTAGATTACGACAGAATACATAAGTTAAACAAGAGCATCTACTTAGGTGATGGCAAGTTTAACGGACTAGAAGGATATAACATTGACGGTAAGTGGTATTTTAACTATGCTGTTGGTGCAAGATTTGGTTTAAATACAGAGACTGCAAACGTAAATCCTACGTATAGAATAGACAAGAAATCAGGTGTTATAAACTTTGGATCAGGAATGGCAGGTCAACTTTGCATACTTGAGTATGTTACAGATGGTATGGAGGGTGGAGATGATTCTGAGGTTACTGTAAACAAAATGGCTGAAGAGTTCTTATATGCATACATTAAGTATGTTATTCTTACAAATAAGTACGGAGTTCAGCAGTATGTAATTGAAAGAGCTAAGAAAGAGAAAACAGCCCTTCTAAGAAACGCAAAGATAAGATTGAGTAACATACACCCTGGAAGATTATTGATGAATATGAGGGGCAAAGATAAGTGGATTAAATAAGTATGGATTTAAATACTACATTCCTTAAAGGAAGAATGAATAAGTCGTTTGACGAGAGAGTTCTTCCAGACGGAGAATATATTGACGCGTTAAATATAAGGATAGGATCTACTGAAAACAATAGCGTTGGCGCTATTGAGAACTCATTAGGTAACACTAAGATCACATCTATTCTTTATGAAGGCAATCCTTTATCTACTGATGCAAGATGCATTGGTGCGTATGAGGATAACCAGCACGAGACAATATACTGGTTTGTAACAGATCCAGACAATGTGGATATGATTCTATCTTATAATGACAGAACAAACACACTTATTTACCACGTTATATCAACTACAGTACTTAACTTTAACACTAAGTATCTAGTAAATGGAATTGACTTAATTGATGGTCTTTTATTCTGGACGGATAACTATAATCCTCCAAGAAGAATAAATGTAAATAGTTCGTATGCATATCCTACTATGGGAGTTGATAATATTACAGAGGACGATATATCTGTTATTGTAGCTCCACCGTTAGAATCTCCTTCTATAGTTCCACTAATATCATCAACTGAAAAGAACTATATAATTGATAAGTTTGTATCTTTTTCTTATAGATATAAATATAAGGATGGAGAGTACAGTGCATTGTCTCAGTTTAGTGATATAGCATTCGTTCCTGACAACTTCTTTGTTGACTTTACAAGTTATACAAATGGAGCTATGCAAAACGTATTTAATTCTTATAATGTATTTTTTAATACTGGTAGTAAAAATGTTATTCAGGTTGATTTATGTTTTAAATTATCTGACTCAAGTATTGTAAATATTATTGAAAGATACAATAAAAATGAACAAGGATGGGGAGACGATCAGATAAAGTCTATTAATTTTAATAATAAAAAGATATACACCGCACTTTCAAGTTCAGAGCTAACAAGACTATTTGATAACGTACCTCGTATAGCTAAGTCTCAGACCACTATGGGTAATAGACTTATGTATGGAAACTATGTTGATGGTTACGATATAGATACTAACATTAATTATGATGTTGTTGGTGTTAGTGAGGCAGTAGGAGGTAAATATTTAAATGTTTTCACAGATGATGGATTTTATACTATAAATCCATCAATACCTGCAAATATACCTAGCGGTATTATAAAAATAGATTTTACTGATACAGATATTAAAACTGGATCATTATTATCAATACAATTTAGATTATTTCACTATTCATTTTCTGGAGATCCTTCATACGCTTTAGAAGGTATTTTAAATGAATTTGATTTTAGTTTTAATTTTAATATAACAAACGATTTTTCAAGCGCGTATCAATTATCTCAGGATCAATCGTTTATAAACGCAATATATGAACACAATCCTATAGTTGATTGCGGGACTGGTTTCTCGTTAACAGATAAATTTAACTGCAGTATGACAACTGTAGTCACTTCACCTCCAGATTGGGATATTGAAGGAACAGGGATAAGTGCTGTTGATCAAGGATTTACAATAATAGCATCTCCAACAGAACCAAATATTATAAAACTACAGATACCAGCAATAAAATTTGTAGGTGTTCAGGCAGAAACTCCTGATCTAATAGCGTATGAGTATTTAACAGATATAGGTACTGTTGCTTCATTATCAACATTAGAGAATAAAAGAAGTCTACATAGCAACAGAGATTATGAGGTTGCTATTGTTTATCAGGACGAGTATTTAAGAAGCTCTACTGCTCTAGTTTGTAATGATAATACTGTATTTTTTCCAGCATCAGCGTCAAAAACAAAAAACTATATAGTATCTACAATACAGAACCTTGCACCTTCTTGGGCTAAGAGATATAAGTTTGTTGTTAAACCTTCTAAGTCTAAGTACGAAACTATTTATACTAACCTATTTTTTCAAGATGATGATGGTTTTGTATGGTTTAAACTAGAAGCAGAAAATATAAGCAAGGCAAAGATTGGAGAACAATTAACCGTTAAAAGAGATTCTAACGGAGCTATGAACAACCTTGTTACTGTAACTGTTCTTGATGTTAAGTCTCAGTCTGATAATTTTATATCTGGACCTAATCCTGATGATATAGTTTATGAACCTGCTGGGGTTTATATGAAGATGAGGGTTAATAATTTTGAGGTTATTTACGATAAAAATTCTTTCATACAATTAAAGGTTGTAGGAGGATTTAATGGAAAAGATTATGCTCAAAGAAGAATAGATCTTTCGTATGCAAATCCAAGTTATGATCCAAGTATACCAATAGATGCAGAAAATCAACCTAGAATAACTTATGATATACCTGCTGGTAGTATTGTAAAGTTTGATATAAGGATGAATAGAGATGAAGCTAACTTTTTAGATGCTAATTGTGGATCTAGGAATTATAAATATATAAGAACTGTTGTGGCTAATCAAGACTACGACAACTTATATTTATTAGCTCAGGGAGAGGGTATAAATTTTGAGGATGGAGTAGTATCTGGTAATGATGACACTATGAATACCAACGATTATAATCAGGTCTTAGGGGTTTTTGCTCCGTGCTATCAAATAAGTGCTTTTTCACCTTATATTTGTGCAGACGATCCACATCCTCCATTCAATCCAGTTGCTGGATACTTATATTTTATTCCTCCTTATTGGACAGCGCCTCCATACCATGATCCTGGAGTAAATAGATTTATGTTTCAGAGGGTTGATCCTGAGGATCCATATGATGAATCGTTAGTAGGTGGGTATTATCTTGTTTTACAGACAGGTACTCCAATGTGTATTGGAAGTTTTGGTCTTGACAAGCAAGGATCGTATGTAGACGGTAATATTACAATACAGAAGGCAACGTCTCTGATTGTTTTTGAGACAGAAGCACTTGATGCTGATGGAGAGATTTACTATGAGGGAAGCGATAGCTTTCCTATAGATGAGAATAGATTTCATATGAGTGGAGACGCTCCTGCAGATAAGGATCAGACATCTTCTACAGATCCTGATGGATTTGGGGTTGTAACAATCAACTCATTTGACTGCTTTTCATTTGGTAATGGAGTTGAATCTTATAAAATAAATGATTCAATTGTTGGCGATCCTTTTTACTTAGGTTCTAGAGTTACTGCTGTAGCTCAGGAACAATATAAGGAGGCTCATAGGTATGCATCTATAACATATAGTGGAATATATAATGCAGAGACAAACATAAACAAGTTAAATGAGTTCAACTTATCACTTGCAAACTTTAAGGATTTAGAGAAGTCTTTTGGACCTATCAACAAGTTATATGCAAGACGTACAGATGTTCTAGTTCTACAAGAGGACAAGATATCATATACATTAGCTGGTAAGAATTTACTATCTGACTCCGCTGGAGGTGGACAAATTGCGTCTATACCAGAGGTGTTAGGTACTCAGATTGCAAGAACTGAGGACTATGGTATTAGTAATAATCCTGAGAGTTTTGCTGTACTAGGTGGAGAGGTTTACTTTACTGATATAAAAAGAAACGTGGTGCTTAATCTTAGAGGCGGATCAGCACAGAGCGATGCTCTTAGTATTGTCTCTGATATGGGTATGAAGTACTGGTTCAGAGACGAGTTCAAGAACTCACAGAACTATTTTAAGATAGGTGGATACGATCCTTATATGGACGAGTACGTACTTCACCTTACTGAAAATTCTATGCCAACAGAAACAGATGTTTTTGGTTGTGGAATTACAGTGTCTAAACAAAATGTTAATGGATTTTATGAGTTTAATGTAGAGGTTGGTGATCAAATAGGAGAGGTAACTATTGATCTATCTTTATTTAGTGGAGAGATGCATATTATAGCAAATTATAATGATGTCGATGTGGTTGATGAAATCCTAACTATTCAGGACAACTACTCGTTTACATTTGAAAAGTTGTTAGTGTTTCCTAACACGGTTAATATAAAAATAACATCTATTAATGCATCGTTTTCAATAAATACAAACTGCATAAATGTTATAGATTATATAAATGTTTATAGAGTTGTTTACAATAACCCAGGGTTAGAGGATCAGACAATACATAACCAGTACAGATGGAGTTTAGGTACTTATAACAGTCCATTTTTAAATGACTTTATAATTATGGAGGCTGATGGCGTATCGCTATACGATAGTCAGTTCGGTGGATTATCTGATGGTATGATACCAGCTGATGGAAGTGATATAACACTTGTTTCACAAAAGAGAACTGGAGATACGTTTGTATTTAATCCAGAACTAAACTCATTCAAATATCTAGTATCTAATAACTTATATACTCCAAGTGAGTTGCTTCCTTTATTGACTCCTATAACTCCTATAACTGGAGAGTATCGTGTTACTATAAATAACGCGGCATTAGCAGGTTATGACTATTTATATTTGGTTTGGGATTACAGAAGTATGTCTTCAATAACACTATGTTATGACGAGACTAATCCTTATGTTTTATGTTGTGATTGTACTGTATCAGACTCTTACTTTATAAACTCAGATTCTTTTATAACTGCTACAAGTATTTGGACTGATGAAAATCAGACAACTGTTGCTGCTGATGGGTTCTATATGATTGATGGAACATATAGACAGTTGTTATCTGGTGTTCTTTTAGATCCTGTCCCTTGCAATGGATGTGTTACACAGACCTTATGTTTTGTAGGATTATGGGAAGAGGGAGATCCAGAACATCCTGATGGAGGTACTATTTCATATGTAAATCCAGCTGGAGAAACAATTACACAGGATCTAATATGGCAAGGTAATTTTGTATCTATAGAATTTATAGATATAATTTCTTATGTTGGAATTTATGAAATTAACTGTAATCCACAGACTCAGTGTTTTGAAGGCTTATGGGAATCAGCAGAGCATCCTGAAGGAGGAAGCGTTACTTATATAAATGTAGATGGATTTACCATAACACAAGACTTAATATTTTTAGGAGATACTGTAACTATACAATACTTAGAAATAATATCTTTTATTGGAGTTGTAGAGGTTGTGTGTAATATGATATTATCATCAAGAAGTCATACTGGATTACCATATTCTGAAAGAGATAATGGTTGTGAAGAAATATTAGATGATAACATATATATTATATCAAATGCAGGTACAGATATTATAGAAAGTGGTGACATAGTATGCAACTCTATAAATTCAAACGATAGATTTAATGGAGGTGATTTATATTATCTATTAAATAAACAAGCATCTATGCCTGGGTACGAATACGTATGTCAAATAAATAATGATGGAGTTATTACTGTTTACTATCTTTGCCCAGCACCACCACCATAAAAATAAACTATGAAGTATACACTAACATATAACAAGAACGTAGAGGGATGGACATCATTCTTTTCATACCACCCAGAGATAATGCTTGGTATGAACGGAGCGTTCTATTCCTTTAAGGGAGGTGAGCTTTATAAGCATAATACCAATATAAGTAGGAATACCTTTTATTATGACTGGTGGGAACAATTAGGGTTTCCTAATAATTCGTTTGAGCCATCAAAGGTAACGTCTGTATTTAATAAGGAGCCCCTGACGATTAAGAACTTCAAGACTATTGCAACATATGGAAATAGCCCTTGGAACTGTACAGTCATTACAGACCTCTCTACTGGAGAGATAGACTCAAGTTACTTTGTAGAAAAAGAAGGTAACTGGTTTGCGTATATTCGAAGCTTATCGGGTGATGACAACCTTAGACTTCGTTCCGCTCAGGGTGTAGGATCAGTGGATACTGTAGATAATCCAGGGACTGCTTCTACCGTATTAAATTTTACGTTTAATATTGGAACAATCGTAAGTATTGGTGACTTAGCTTATAAAAACAATTCTGGGGTTATAGAGTTTATAGGAACTATTACAGGGTTTACAAATACATCTATAGAAATAAATAACACGCCTCCATTAGCTAATCCAGTGAATGACGGAGACTATATACTGTATATAAAGAACAGTGTGGCTGAGTCTTACGGTGCACGTGGATACTATATGCAGTACGAGCTAGAGAACGGTTCACAAAACAGAGTTGAATTATTCTCAGTTAAATCAAATGTATTTAAAAGTTATCCTTAAAATTATTATCTTTGCATAATGCATCAGTGTAGATTAGAAAACAAAGAGAATTTTTATAGCACGTTATGTATGTGGTGGGATGAATGGAATTTTCCACACGTATCATACACATCGCTGCCTAAGAGGATATTTATTGTTAGTAATAACGACATTGATTTATATGCTATTCCAGTTTATGTTGGGGATTCAGATATATGTATGATGGGATTTGTAACAGGAAATAAAAATGCTGAAAAAAAATTAAGAACTGGAGCATTAAATAGTCTTAACAAGTATATTCAAGAGATTATGAAGAACTCTGGATATAGAATAATTATTACGGTTACTGGGACTCCAGTTTTAAAAAAAATGTTTTCAGATGAAGACTATATACTATCAGGAAAAGATTATAACGAATATATAAAGGTATTATAATATGGGACAACAAGCGGCTTCTGTTACAGCGCCAACTACAAATACAAATACAGATTATGCTATTGATGCTGACAATACTTATACTCCAAACAATACAGCATCAAATACTTTAGCTACTGCTGGTGCAGCAACTTCCTTTGTACCTGTACTAGGTCTAGGACTTACACTTGCCTCAACAGCTCTATCTTTTACGGAAGCAAAAAAAGCTGCTGCAAAACAGGAGGCTGCAAATAGAGAAGCGGCAAGGAGAATGGAAGAGATGAAGAGGTTAACAGCTCAGAACGAGTATGCGGCAATACAGGTTCCAGTTAAGGCTTACGAAAGAGCGTACAGAGAAAATACTGCTTCTGAAGGACAGGCTATAAACGCTCTAGCTCAGGATCCACGTACTTTAATTGGAGGTGTTCAGGGAGTTCATGAGGCTGGTATTGAAGGTCAAGCACAAAATACAGAGCGTCTGGCTGATAGACTTTACAATGACGCTATGACTAAGGCTGGTGTTAGGATGGGGATAAATCAAAACCTAGCTAATATAGCTTCTGATGAGGTTAGTGGTGCTCAGATTGCTGCTATGGCTGCTGAGAAGGCTAAGATAGCTCAGCAACAGGCAATGCTTCAGGGTATAGGAGGGGCTATAACTCAGGGAGCTGCTATGTATGGAACTTATGGAGGGTTTGCTGACGCAGGAGATCAACTACAAGGTTTATTAGGAGGAACTGTTTTTGGAAAGCCAGCAGCTCAATCTACTCAAGGAATAGATCCTAAGATGTTACAGGCTTTTATGCAACTTATGGGACAACAAAAATCAACTATAGGATAAATTTATGCCAACCTACTATAAGTATCAGAACCCGTCAGAAATAGGTGCAGCTCCAACGCTTGATTGGGGCAGCGTAATTAGTAATGTAAATGAGAATTTACAGAGACAAGAGCAACAGCGCTATGATAATAGAGAGGCTGATAAGAAATTAGCTAATGATGTTCTGACCGAGATAAATAATATTAGTCAAAGTAGTGATCCTAATTTAGGTGCTCTTATTCAGAATCACGCAGCAGATATTAAAAATAATGCGTTTAATCGTTTAAAGTTAGTTCAAGAAGGTAAAGACAGCAGATCTAATTACAAGATTTTTCAACAAAACACATCAGCAAGTATATCAAGTATGGATAAGTTTGTAAAGAACTGGGAACCTACTTACAAGGCTATGATGGAGTTAAGAGCTAAGGGATTGACTACCAAAATGGCTGACGCTGCTCAAGATCAGTACGGAGGGTTTCAAAACTTTAAAAATAAGAAACTAATACAAAATCAAAATGATGGGTTTACATACACTGTAGACATAGATCCAGAGACAAATGCGCCTAGAAATGGTGCGTTTGGAATTCTTCCTTTTGAGACATTAAATAATGTAAAGAACTTTACAGATTTAAAAGTTAATCTTACTGAAAAGGCTGCTAGTTTTACAGATAAAATGAAGCCGTTTATTACTGTAAAGATGAAAAATGGAGTAAGAACACTTGAGACTCCAGATCAAATAAAAAATAAAAATTACGCTGAGTTTTTAGAAAATGCTTTTAATAGTGTTGCGTTTAATGACAATGTAATTGGAGACATACTTACAAACTATAGCGACTGGAAGCCTAATCTTACAGACTATAAAGAATCTAGTCCAACTGATAGAGTTGTTGCTGGTAAAATAGAAGGAGGTAATCTTGTTTCTGACATTACTCCAGCAATGCGTGACGAAGCTAAAAAAATATTTGAAAAGCAACTACTTTCTCAGGTTAAATATGAGGAAACTCCAAGAGCTGAGTTTGCTACTCAAAGAGCAGCTGGTGGAGGAGAAGGTAAAGGTCCTAAACCAGAAGAAGTAGTATCTGCAGGAAAAGTAATACCTATGTATGGTCAAAAAACTAATAAATTAGCAGGTCCAGCATTTAACATTAGTAACGTAAGAATATCTCAAGGACCTGGAATAACGCAAGAAATAAAATCAGTTGCTTTAAGAAATGGTCAGGTAGTTATTAATGGATATAATGTTGTTGGTAAAACTACAGGTTCAGGGGTAGATTTTGAAAAAGGAACAGCTACTGAAACTAAAAGAACTAAATTCACAAGTACTCCAATAATAAATGGTAAAAGAACTAAGGCTGAAGGTTTATGGGAAACTGTTAATGGTGCTCAAATGGAAGACATTATAACTCGTGTTCCAATACCTGGAAGACCAGGGGAAACTTTTCAAAGTTTAGATCAGGCTAGAGAATTTTTAATAGAAGAACAAAAAAGGTTTAGTTCTACAAAACCTGTGGCAGGAAGTAAAGAAACTAAAATTAACAATGAAGACCAACAAGCTATTGATTGGTTAAATGCTAATCCAAATGCACCACAAGCATCAGCTATTAGAAAAACATTAAAATCAAAAGGATTAATAAAATAAAGTATGGATAATAATTTTGATCCGAATAAATATTTGCAAGGAAATAAAACTCAAGAGTTTAATCCTGATGCTTATTTAAAAAAAAAAGAGTCTTCAGAACCTACTGCACAAGAAAAGTCTGGGGTATCTCCTACGAGACCTACTACTCAAGGTATTTCTTCGGATACAGAGCCACCAACAAGAGCGCAGGCTTCGGTTGCTTTAGGTGGTCCAACTAAACTATTTGGACAGGAGGAAGAGAAACGTCCTACATCTATTATGTATGGAAACGAACCTAAAAAAGAAGGGTTTGTCCCTCCATCTACTCCTATTGATACAGAACAGTCTATAAAATACCTTGAAAAGAAAAACAAAATAAAACCAGGGGAGAAATTTAATGTAGAGGAGTATGAGAGAAATAGAAAGGAAATTGATAGACTTAAGGCTATTAAAAAGAAAACTCCTATAGAAAAACCTGTTGATGATATTTTTACATATCAGTTCAACAATATAAGAGACTTAAATAATTATACGTCAAAAGCAAAAGAAGAGGTAGATGCTGAGGTTAATAACACAGGATTTTTAAATGTTATAAAATCTGGACTATCATCTGCATATAACACTGTTGTGTCTGGTATAGGAAAACTAGCAGACCTAACTCCTCAAGACATAAGTGCTGTTCAAATAGAAAAAAACCCAATAGCCAAAGAAATATCTGAAGTAAATTCAGATCCTAAAAACTCAAAGTTATCAGAGGAAGAGGTTAATTATAAGGCTTATCAGTTAGCTATAGATAATAAAGCTAAGAGTCTTAGAAACTCTCAAACTGATGACTACTTAGAATCTGTTTCTGAAGATGTAAAAAATAATCTGCAATTTAATAAAGTAGACGAACTTAAAACTATTGATGATAATACTAGGAAAGTAGTAAAGGTTAGAGACTCTTATCTAGCATCATTAGAGAATGATTACATAAGATTAAATCAATTACAACAAACAAATCAAGATCCAAACGAAATAGCTAATGTAGAGAATAGAATAAAATCTAACACTGAATACATTAAAAAGTTAGACAAATCTATATATGGATTAGATAGAAAGCACGGAAGTGCTGAAGAAGAAGTTGATTTATTAAAAAGAAACTATGATATGTTATACAACATATCTGGAAGGGTTACTCAAGGAACTTTAAATGCTTTAGTAACTACTGGAGATATGATTGCAGATTTTATACTTCCTGAGTCTGAAAACAATCCTGAGTATATAAATAAATTAAAAAAATCAAAAGACGAATTAGTTTCAGAAACAGTAAATAGTATAAGTGGTTTAAGTGATGCATTTAGAAAGGATATAAAGGATGTAAATAATGTTAACGACTTTATTAACTGGTCTTCTGATGTACTTGCTGTTCAAACTCCTAATCTTGTTGCAGCGTCTACTGGTAATCCAGGATTAGCAATTATGGGAGCTACTAGTATGGCACAGAAAAGGTTTGATATGAAGCAAGAAGTTCTTAATGGAACAGCTAAATATGATGACCTACAAATGTTTGCTATACCATTACTTTGGGGTGGAGCAGAGGTAGTATCTGAAATACCTACCGTAAATATATTGAAGAAGGCAGGGTTAGCTACATCTGCAATAAATGCTGATGATATATTGAAAAGAGAGTTAGTTAATTCTACGTTTAATAATTTTTTAAATACTGGAAAAGAATATACTAAGGATCAGTTTAAAGAAAATGCTGGTGAGTTGTTTACAAATGTAGTTCAGAACTCTATGGATAAGTATTTATTAGATAAAAAGGACGTAGGAATTTTTGATAACTCAGAAGAAATTTTAAAGGATACGTTTCTTATGACATCAATGCTTCAGTCATCTCCTCACATAGCTGGAGCCGTTATAAAACCATTTACATCACCAGAATATACTAATGTATTAGATAACAACTCAAAACAGATATTAAGCCTTAATAAATTAATAGGTGATAAGAATGTTTCTGAGGAAGTAAAGTCTGTGGCTAAAAATAAGATAGCTGGATTAAATGCTGAGAGCGGAGCTATAGTAAATAAAGTTGTTTCTTCTATAGATAATATGTCTGACGCTGGTAAGAGCAGGATAGCAAAAATAGAGAAAGAGCAGTCTGAACTTAGAGCCAAGGCTTCTGAGATAACAGAAGATAAAACTATTAATGTAAATACAAAGAAAGATTTATTAAATACTTTAAAGTCTCAGTTTAAATTAGCTGAAGATGAGCGAGTAAACATAATTAGTGGTAAAACTACCATTGAAGAGATGAGTGTGAACGCTCCTGCTGAGATTAAAGTAGAGGAGGTTAAGCCTGCTGAGGTTAAAGGAATATCTGCAGAAACATCTTCAAACGTGGCTAATCTTACTCAAGATGGACAAGGTAATTATGTTTTTTATCATACATCACCTACTACGTTAGAAACTATTGAACCTAATAAATATGGTACAAATCCTAGAAATGTAACATCAGCTGAAGAGAAGACTGCTATTGGTAGAGTGGGTGGAGTATCTATGTATTACCCTGCAGAAAATGTAGCTGAGAATATAGTATCTGGAAATACCCATATGGTTAAAATTCCAGAGTCACAGGTTTATGACTTTAATGCAGATCCATTAAATCTTATTGAAGAAGCTAGAGCTAAATTTGAGAAAGAGTTTCCAGGTATGGCATTTACTCCTAATGATCAGTTTGCTCAGGTTACAAAACTAGCAGGTGATAGAGGGTTTAAAATGGTTGTTGGTGAATGGAAAGATACAACAAGAGCGCAGACTACTGAGACTTTAAAGCCAGTAGATGTAAAAGAAAAAACTGGAGATGTAATTACAAAGCCTTTTAAAGAACAGTTTGTAAGTAATAAAGATAAAGGGTTTAAATCTATAATACCTGAAACAAAACAAGATAAATTCATAAAAGTTTACGACGAAATATATTCATATAAAAATAGTCAGAATAAATATGATGATCTTTATCATTTAAAAGAAGACTATGATAAAAAATCACAAGAAGAAATAACTAAAATGATTGAGGATTCAGATTTGCCTCAAGAATATAAAGATAGTTATAATGAGGCTTTAAAATATGAGCCAGAACAAAGAAGAACTGAGTTACCTACTGAAGTAACTCCTACTGAAGAAAAAGAACCAACAACAAAATACACAGAAAAAGCAAAAGAATTAGCTGATAAAGTAAGGCAAACTGAAATATTACCTGATTGGCTTAAAGCTAATTTAGGTGATGGAAAAACTCAAGGTGTTGATGCTGACGCTTTAAAAGAAGCTTTCGCTAAGGCTATTGAGAAGACTGGTGAATTAATGGATAAAGGCATTGAGTTTGCTGAAGCCGTTAAGGAAGCTATTAACGATATTGTTAATTTATTAGGCGAAGATAAAAGAACTTCAATAGAAAAAGACTTTGCTGATTATTATCAATCTACTCAAAAGCCATTAGAAATGGAATCAAAAGGTTTAGATGTAATATCTAAAGGAGTTGCTAATATGGATGACTTCTTTAATGAAATGTCTAAAGATAATGATTTTAATTCTTTAACAGAAGAACAAAAGAAAGACCTATACTATAACTCTGTTAGTAAGTACTCGACATCTCAAGCTATTGATCAAGCAGAACAGGCTCCTAAATTAATAGACCTAAAAGATCAAAATTGGCTTAAGAAATTCATACAGGCTTTTCAAAATAAGATGATAAGAGTCAAAGATGTTCAAGAACAAATGGAAGGCGCTTTAGGTATAAAGATACTTAAAGAGGCTAATGTTGCCTTGAAGTTTGAACTATTAGTTGGAAAGACTATAAACATTATAGAGGATAAACAAAAAGAAATTTTTGATAAAAGTAATAAAGAGTCTTGGGCTAATAGAGCTAAAAAAGACGGTGTAGATATTGACCAGTTAGGTACGTATATGTATGCATTACACGCTGAAGAAAGAAACTTAGCTAATGCCACTGAAAGAGAAGAAAACTTCAAAAAAGAAGTAGATGCTTTAAATGAAAAGATAAAGAATGCTGAAACTCAATCGTTAAAAACAAGATACGAGAATGAGTTAAAGAAATTAATATCTGGACAAGGAAAGGTTAAACTACTTAAAGAAGCTGGTAGTGGTATGACAAATGAACAGGCTCAAGAAATTATAGATAATGTAGATAAGTCTGGCAAAAAAGAATTGTTTGATAAGTATGCAAATGAATTTAGAGAAAATGTAATTAAACCTGCGCTTGATGATAAATTAAAGTACGGTCTTATAGATCAAGAGTTATATGATAAATTACAAACTCAATATAAGAACTATGTTCCACTTCAGGTAGTTGAAAAAGCTATGACAAAAAGAACTGGAGGAGCAGGAGCAGGAGCAAGTGTTAAAGGTAAGGATATATTTAAGGCTAAGGGTAGTGATTTATATAAATACACAGATAGATATAACCCTATATTTTCTTCTATGTTTGAGTATCAAAATACAGTAGCGAGAGGAGAAAGAAATCAAGCAGCTCAAGCATTAATTAATCTTGCTGAGCTTGATAAAAATAACGAAGTATTTGAAGTGCATAAACCTAAATATACAACTATTTTAGATTCTAATGGCGATATCAAATATATGTTGCCAACCACATCACAAAAACTAATTAATGATTCTGTAGAATTAAAAGTAGATGGTAAACCAGTTTATGTGGAGGTTAAAGATAAACCTATGAGAGATGCTCTTCAAAATCAAGGTATTCAAAGAGGTATAAGAGGTCTTTATGTAGTAAATAGTTGGATAAGATCCACTGCTACTTTAATGAACCCTAACTTCTTAATTACTAACTTTTTAAGGGATTACCAGTCTGCATTAATAAATATCCAGTCAGAGATAAAAGATTTAGATATAAAAAATGTTACAGGACAGATAGCTAATCCAAAAAATTTAAAGTCTGCAGGTCAAGGTATTATACAAGACTCAAAAGGTAATTATAATTCTGAGTGGGCTAAATTAGCTAAGGAATATAGAGATAGTGGTGGTAAGGTATCTTGGTTTCAAAAAGAAACACTTGAGGAGTATGTTGATAGCTTGAGAAAAGATATTGAGAAGATAAACAAGGGAGAGAAGATATATACTGCAGCTCTAAACAAATTAGGTAATACGCTTATGCTTGCTCAGTCTGTAGTAGAACAGTCAGTAAGGCTTAGTACATTTAAAGCGTTAAAAGACGCAGGAGTTTCTACTGAAGAAGCAGCAAGAGCTGCTAAGAATATAACAGTAAACTTTGAGAACAAAGGTACGTGGGGAGGTTTAATGGATAGTCTATATTTGTTTGCTACTGCTGGGCTTAGTGGTACGGTAAGAATGGCAACATCATTGGCTAAATCTAAAACAGCTAGAACTATAGCTGGAGGTATGTTTGCTTATGGTATTTTAGAGGCTGCTCTTAATTCTTATTTAGGAGGAGATGATGACGATGACGAGAAAATAGATGATGGTATAAAAGAAAGAAACTTTGTATTAGTAAATCCAAAAGATTCTAAACAAGAACCATTACTACTTCCAATGGCTTATGGATTAAACGTATTTAAGTATGCAGGTAATTTAACATATGATGTAGCGACTGGAAGAAAAGATGCTACCGATGCAACGTCAAAAATGTTTATGACAATATACAATCAGATATCTCCATTACAAGGACCTACGTTGTCGCAGGCAGTAGCTCCAACAGCATTTGATCCTTTTGTTCAACACTCTGAAAATAAAAACTTTTTTGGAGCTCCTATAAAGCCAGAACAACCAAAGTTTGGAGCTAAGAAAAAAGAAAGTGATTTATATTTTGAATCAGTTAGACCAGGATCTTTGTGGACTGCTAAGAAGTTAAATGAGTGGACTGGTGGAAGCGCTATGGAGAAAGGATATATAGATATTAGTCCAGAGATATTGGATCACTACTATGATGCACTTGGAGGAGGGACAGGTAAGTTTATATCTGATGTTGGATATACTGGTAAGATAGCTGCTAAAGAAATTGTAGAATCTGTACACGGTAAAGAAATGAAAGATAAGGATGAATTTTCTTTGAGAAGATTACCTTTTGTAAAGGCGTTCTTTGGAAGTAAACCAGAAAAAAAACAGTTGCAGTATATATATGAGACTTTTGAAAGAAGTTCTATAGATCAATTAAACAAAGAAGAAGTTACTAAATTTACAAAACAATTAAAGGAAGCTGTGAAGTCTCAAACATTAGATACAAAAGATGCTAAGCAAATGTATAAAAGTGTTATGGAAGGTCAGTATAAAATAAAAAAATATAAGGGAGTTCAAGAAGTGAGACCAGAGGATATGACTAAGAAAGAATATATTAAATTTATAAAGGGAGCTAATTAGCTCCCTTAAGTTTTTCTTTCAGTATATTCCTGTAAACATTGTTCACAGATTCTTTATTTCCGCCACGCAAATGCAAGTAGTTCATCACTATCCTTATCCTCTGCATCGGTGTTATATTATGGACCTTTCTACTCATTGTATTCCTGTTTTAGTTTTTCTGCATAAAGTATAGCGTCTTGTAATTCCATTTGAAGATGGGAAATCCATTCTAAGAAGCTTAAATCCTTTCGATCTAAGTTAGTTCCATACTTCTTAAATCCTACGTTAGAACGCTCTATAAAGCTTTCTACTACGTTGTTTACTATTGAGTCTCCAGTTAGCTTAGGAAACTCTAAAACTTGCGGCTCATTCACCACTATATCTTTAATGTGTTCGTCTAGGTACATAATTCTTTAAAATAAATGTGTTATTCGAGCAATCTGCCCATTATTTTTATCGTGAATAAATCCCTCTACAGCTTTTGGTGCGTGTTGGTATCCGTTTCTATGATGCCAACTATCTGTACCGCTTGGGGTTCTTAAACTTTCAACACAAACACTCATATAATCCTTGCTTATCTTATGATGGAAGTGATGTATATAAAAATATTTATGCTTACAATTAGTCCAGTCCTTACTTTCGTTAGCCATAAGTAACGGTAGGTCTTGTTGTTTTGCGCCATCTCCGTGAGTAGTTCCTATTAAGTTTTCACCATAAACAAAATACTTACGATGAGAAACACTGCAATCAAACTTAACATTATTACAATTCCTAAAGTGAGTCTCTATTAACTGAGCTAAGAAGAAACCATTAGTGTAGTCGTGATTAGAAGGATTAAATACAACATCTACATCTGCAACGCACATTAACTTTTCTATTATGTCAACATAAAGCTGTTTTGCAATTAAAAAATTAGAGTGCCACATTCCATCAGTGTCTTGTGGCGTGCCACTTGTTGTAGTTCTTTTAGGGTTATCAATATGTAAGATATCGTTACCAATTACAAAAAGTATTTTATCAATATTAAAACTGCCTACCTTATTTAGTATTCCATCTACTCCACTCAAAACTCTTTGAACAGCTATTTGATTGTTATAAGTTTCTCCTGTTTCAAAAGAATTACAAAGTTTCCCTATATGAACATCGGCTGGATCTACTATTAATAAGTGACCATCGCTATACAATTCTCTTTTATAAGAATTATATTTCGGGGCGTAAGACTTTAAATCTTCCAAAAACAAATCGTAAAGATTACCTAAATCTTCATTCTTTATGACATTACTTGCGATATTATATCTAGCATCTCCAGTATGAGTCACAAGCTTATAAGTCCTAACTTGCTCAAATGGTATTCCGTATACGTCACAGTATTCATCAATACTCATAATAGTTCCGTCTGACTTTCTGGCAGATAACTGAGTATCAGTCCCGTACTGATTAGTATCAGTGTAGGTGATGTTTTCTGTATTCTCGTTTGCCTTGTTTATTTTCTTTGAGAACTGCCTTCTCACGCTGTCATCATAGGGATATCCATACTCCTTGCACGCCTCTCTGGAGGCAGCGGTTATAGATAACCCCTCGGACACAAGAGAGAGAACCCTCTCCTGCATCTCAAGTGGATAGTTGTGTTTCATTATATTTCTTCTTTAAATGTCTGCTGTATTTCTTTAAGCAGAGCTGTTAGTAGGTAGATACTTCTGTTCAATTCATCTCTGTCTCCATCCATAAGGCTCTCATAGATGTTGTCGGTGTACAAGTTGATTGACTTCATAACCGAGTTAACGTGGGCTGTATTACTCATTTTGTGTGTTTTTTATTGCAATTTATGTCATAAATTAATTTATGACGTAAAAAGTTATCAACAGTTCATCTTGATTATTGATTCAAGTCTATCGTAAACTATAAACATCTTATCTTCTGGAACCTTTTCAACAAGCGCGTGAAGTCCAGTGCGTAGTTTCTTCTCAAGCCTATCAACTTTTGTTGATAAAACTATATTGTCATACCATACTTTATTGGTCTCATTGATATCTTTTATCTCTAATCCCTTAGAATACACGTTTAGAATGTTAAAATACTTGTTTCTAAACTTGTCATCATACTTGATCCAGCTGTCAAAGTTCTTGATGTAGTGGTAAATAGTGGCGTGGTCCTTCTTAAGTATTCTTCCGATCTTTGTGTATCCAATATTATGATACGAGTACATAATCTTTGAGAATATTGCCCTAGCCTCCACGTGATCTTTTTCTCTGCTCTTATTGAATATGTTTACATTATATTCAAAATCCATAATTCTTATTAATTCATTTATATTATTCTCCATTGTATAATTCTGTTTTAAATCCGTAACTCTCTAATTCTTTCATTCTGTACTTCTGTATCTCAGACAGTTTGCCTTTAGGTGTCTTAATCTCTGAGAATAAGACCTCCCCTTCCTTGATAGCTATCAAATCTGGTATACCCGTTTTGTTTACACGTATTAATTTTAATACGTAGTAGCCCTCAGCTTCGAGTTGCTTAATTCTCTTGGCTTGTATCTGCTGTTCCTTCATATACCTTTATAAAGTTATTGTTCTTATCGTAAACCCTTGTTAGTCCAAACTTCTTATCGATGTGTTCTAGTATGTTATCAAGGTTTACCGAGTTGAACACCATACCGAAGGTGTTGATGTCCGTGTTGTCTGTGCTGTTCTGTTTGTAGTGATCGTAGAACCATTGAAGGTCATACTTGCCACTGTTTCTCATTTTTATATACTTTTCTTTCATAAGTAATCCTTTTTAAAATGGTTAGTTGTGTATGATTTCTTTTTAATGACTGACTTATAAATCTTTTCTTCTATACCTCCTTCAGAGAATATCCAGTAGACCTTGTTAAACTTACGATCAATGGTAGTTTGACGATCACGCGCCTGCCAATAGCTTGTGGCAGAGAAGTCTATGTTGTAGAACACCAAAAAATCAGCGTTCTTTAAAGAGATTCCCTCACGTCCACTAACAATCTGAAGCGCTATTGACTTGTCGGAATCGTTAAACTCATCTAAATTAATCGTTAACTTGTCGCCAAATATAGTCTTTAATGCGTTAAGTTCCTCCACAAACTTGTAGAATATCCCAATTTTTTTACCCTTAAAATAAGAATATATGAACTCAGCCTTGCTTAGATCTATAACCATAGAGTCACCGCTCTCGAACTTAATTGTCCCTGAGTACATCTGGTGTAGCTTCTGCTGTAGCTTTACTGATGTGTCGGCAAGTATAACCTGCTCCTTACCCTCTATCACAAGATCCTTACGTAGTCTGTTGCACATATCGTATGTCGACTGCTTCATCTTAACCTTAAGAACCTCCTCCTCAATTTCAGACGTGAAGCCAGCCTGCTCCTGCGTGAAGGTTATTATGTACGGCTTTATCACACTCATAATCTTGTTGATGTCAGCATCGGTGTAGTCCTTAACTTGAGCGTAACCTAGGTGCTTCATCTTGATCTTCACGTAGTTAGCAGCCCACTTGTAGAAGTTTATCTCCTTGAATGGTGAGAATAGACTGCACCAAAACTGGTGATAGAACTGAGAATAATTTTCGGGACTAGGAGTACCTGACAAGAATATAACAGGTAGGTGACCGAACATTTTCTTGAAGGTCTTAGCCCCAAGACTTGGTTTTGGAAATGATCCGAAGCGATGGTGCTCGTCGTGTACCACTAGGTCAAACTTACCATCGATCTTGTGCATAGATTCGTCATTGTGCACAAATAACTCAAAGTGCTTATCGTATCCGAAGTTAATGTAGTCAGACTCGATAGAGGATATAGCCTTCTTCTTGGTAAGGAATAAGACTCTCTTAGCTCCAAATAGTCTTGCTGTCTCTAAAGATGTAAGTGTCTTACCAGTTCTGACGGACATACAGAGGTATACCATACCCTTGTCTCTAAGAATATGGTTTGCCTTCTTTGATATATCTTCTTGATAGTCTCTTAACATATTTACTCGTTTAAGTTACTCCTATTCTGGTGAACTTCCTTCTCCATCTGTTCATAAAATATAGTCACCTTACGTGTCTCGCATCCCATCTTATGTATTCCATCCGTTTGATGACAGTACTTACAGTAATCATCCTGTACACACTTAGGATATGTGCAGTAGTCTAGGTTGCATATCTCCCCATCACGTTTAACTCCGTTTAGTTTACATTTGTTTGATTCTTTACCATTTGCCCAAAACATATCGCAATTATCTGCATCATCTTCTCTATTAAACATTCCATACGATTGCCATACTTCTGATGCTGGTGCTGTAAACCTGTAACAGTATTCTTTTGAAGGGCATAAACTATCATTACATTTTGCTATATCTGCCATAATTTTATAATTTAGATTTTATAAATTCTTTTAAAGTATATTCATTTAATTGATTAGATAAATATGTTTTATGATTCATTACATCCTTATAACTCAAGCAAGGTTTATTATATAGCATAAACTCCTCTGCTTCTTGTTTGGTTTTGAAAATATTTTTCTTTACTGAACCCCATAATTGTTCTTGTATATCTTCAGGGTTTAATGCTTCTACATTATGAATTGTCCAAGGTCTATGAAATCCATTGCCAAAATTAAAAAAATCTTCAATAACAACATACCATAAATTCTCATTAACCTTCTCCCAATACTCTGGATTATCTTCGACGTGATAATCATAAATACAGTATCTTTTTTCTCCTTCACGATAGTAATAACTAGTGTTAGATTTTATCTTTGATTCTTTCTCTGCAACAGTCCCTAAATCAGGAGATCCTGGATAGGTTTTCACTAATTTATACTTACTCATAGCCTCTCTCTTTTAGTTACTACCTCGTAAACATAATTCCTGTTAATTAACTTCAGCAAGATAAGTAATTTCTCTGCTGTATCATAGTCTAGATAGACTAATTGTTTTTCTTCATCCATTACGCTTAACCCGTTACCATCATCAATGATTTCTAACGCTAACTCTCCTGGATATGTCCAATCACCATTATCCGAGTAGTACAACTCGTGGTTGGTATCCTCTAACTTGTAATCGTACTCGTACTTGTTATCTACTAATATCTGTTCCATATCTTAAATATTTATATACCTTCGGCAATACCTCCATTGCCTTTTCAATGTTTTTATAATATACCTTACCTAAATTTTCTTTGGAGTGGTACTCCAGTCGTGTATCTCTGTCGTAATGGTAGTCCTTACCACACGCAGTTATGCCTCCCTTCCTGACGGCTATGTACGCCCCACCTCCGTAGGGTTTGACGTACACCTGCCAGTCATTCTGTATCGCCCACCTGAAGTCGTCTGGATTTATCAAAACTTAAACTCTTCAGGGTTATGCGTATCTCCATCCTTAGTGATGAACTTGATCCACCTGCCGTTGGCATCTCTGCCTTCAAGTGGTGTAACTCCAGTAACATACAATCCGTAAGAAACTAACCACTTGTAAAACAATGTTCTACTGATGGTCATCTTAGCCTTCGGTGCAAAGTCTGGGTTGTCCATAATAAAGTCCAAGTACAGGTCCTGCTTGTACAACAACTCATCCAGCCTCATCTTATCGTTGTGCGAGTTACCGTCTATCATTCCACACCAGTCAATGAACTCGTGGCAGGTCTCAGCAGATAACTTACGAACCTTAAGGTTTACAAATGTACTCTTTATTAGTCCAGTACACAAGTAAGACTTCAAATTATTTATCATATAGTTATCGAACTTGCACCACTCCTCCTCATCCCAGTCATTGAACAGCATACGTCCAAACTCCACAAACGGTGTGAACTCCTTGCTGTAGAACTGCCTGAACTCTAGCTCCCACTTCCGTCTCTCGAATGAGTTCCCCTTGCCCTTGATGGCGTAGTTGGTGGTTATCATAATCTTAGGTGAGCGATTGAACGGGAGCTTGATCGCGTCCTTATTCTTCTTCTCAACTGTAAGTCCCTCAGTAACAACGCTGAACAGACGCTCGAAGTCGAAGTGCTTCTTAACGTCGTCGAAGCATAGCACCTGAGTCCCCACGTTAACCGTCTGATACGCGAATGACTTGTCAAAGTTAAACGACTTACCATCTATTGTCACCGTCTTCTTGATCTTAGACAGCGCGTTAACAAATAGTCCCTTACCTGTACCACCCTCTGGGTTATCGGAGATGACCTCATCATTCAGGATTATCGCTGGGCAGTACGACGGGTTCTTGTACCCGTGCATTAAGAACCCTATCGTGCTCTCCATCGAGCTAACCCTCTGGGTGTCATCACCCGCGATGTTAGAGACGAAGGTCTTGAAGTCGCACTCGGTGACCTCACATATCGCGAAGTCCCTATCTATCACCTGATCCATCCATATATAACCCTCAAGATCTATGTAGTCTATTATGTCCACCTTGTCCTTGGTTACCTTAACCGCGCAGTTGTTGTAGTACAGGTGAGCCGTGTCTGCCGTGTCCTCAACGAAGTACACGTCCACCGATCCTAGTAGTGACAAGAAGTCCTCCTTAAAGAACCTAGTCTTGTCCGCGAAGTAGTTGTACACGGATAGATCGTCCATATTCTCAAGGTAGGCAAGCACGAAGTCCTTGATCTCATCCTCAGACGTGTTGTCTATAAGGTTGTTTGTAACCTTAACAAAGACAAACGTCTTGGTGTTCTCAGGATAGAACTTATAGAACCCGTTATCCTCCAAGAACTCCTTAAACAGGTAGTGAATAATGCTCACAACACCCTTGTCATTCTTGGTCCAGAACCGCTTTGTGTCGCTATCAATCTTATCCAAGACTGCATCGATGACACCCTCCTCAATGTCAGTCATCTCAGACTTAATCTGCTTGGCTGTAGCCCCGTCCTTCACCTTCTTCTTAAGCTGAGACAGACGTGCCGTGTCCTCGTAGTACTTCGTACCAAACTTATTGGTGTGGCTGTAGGCTGAGTTTATGGTCATCTTAATCTCAGACATTGGGAAGTCGGTCTGCTCGAACTGACCTATGATGTACTCTGCTAGTGACTTGTTTATGCCGTAGTCGTTGAACGCTGCGGCTAAGATGTACACGTTGTGGTTACGCTCACCATCCACCATACCGTACTTAGATGTCCACCACTTTACAAGTATGTCGACTATCTTATTCTCGTTGGTTATAGGAATAGTAGGGGCACTCGATGCCTTCTGAATCTCAACGAACTCGTCCTCGTGCATCTGATCCCAGACCTTAGATTCTTTGTTGATGTATATGTCCTCGTCATACGACTCGTAGCACACCCTTGATATGTTCTTGGATGTCGTGTCAAAGTACTGTGAGTTGAAGTGTCTCTCAAGCGCGTTGAAGTACCTCACGTGGTTGTCTATATCCTGTGGTATTTTAACTATAACCTTCAGTCCATCTCCTGACGGAGATACAAACACCGACATAACATACTCGTCTGACGCAATAGAGCGCTTCTCAGCCATCATCTCCTTCTTGTTGACATATCCATCAAAGTCAAGGCAGATCAGTCCGCTGTGCTCAGTTATTGAGTTGTCGGCACGCTTAGTGAATATACCTGAGAAGCATATCGCTGGGAGTGACTTCTTAAGTTCGTTACGCGTTGACTTGTCCTGCTCCTGCTGGATACTCTCGATGAGTTCCCTGCTTGAACCGTTTCTTATCCTATCTAGCACCACGTCTATGTGTCTATAGAATGGTGTTGAGGTGCTTCGGATGTCCTTAAATATTGTTATTTTCATTTTGAATAAGTTGTTGTTTGTATCTTAGTATAACTCCCAGTATCTCAAGTGCCACAGTGTCAGGTACTTGAATGCTTAGTCCGTTGTCCTCTACCTCTTGCTTAGTTTCACTAGAAGAAAAGAAGAACCCTGATGCCGTGGTACTTGTCCACTTCGGTGTACTCATCTCCTTTAAAAGGTCGCTCTCTAAATCCATAGAAACCCACACGTTTGTGCTGTTGTCAAGTAGCCTCTCTGCTGTAGTCTGAACCTCGGTGATTTCAATTTCTATAGCCTGGATCCTCTCGTAAGCCTCTGATATTTGCTTCATTTTCTTTTTGTTCATTGCTGTCCTTTTTTAATTAAGTAATACCACAGCCAAATCAACTTTGACCTTAAAAATTCGTATGCAAATAATATTAATATATATTTCATAATAATAAAGGTTTAAAAAGCCCCTCGTGAAAGGGGCTTGGTTAATTTAGAATGGTAGCGTACCATCATTCACTGGCTCTGGCTGTTGAGCAGGAGCCTGTTGCTTAGGCTCGAACGTGTCCAACTCGATGTAGTACTTACCACCCTGTGAATTTTTGATTTGTAAATTCACCCACCCGTTCTTAGCGTGTTGCTTCAAGAAGGCTGTAGCCTCTTCTACTTTTACGCTTACATTCCCGACAACGAAGTCAGGAGCCTTCTCGTTTCTCTTGAATACGAAACCGTCTGCAAAAATTTTCTCCATTTTTATTTAATTTAATTGTTAATACTTATTCCTCTTTATCAGGTCAAACATTCTAGTAAACACGTCGTTTATAAACCTCGTGAATAACTTCTCCCTAAGCGCGTCTGCGTCCGCGTTCTTCTTTATGTACTCCTTGAACACGAAGCAGTTCTCCTCAGAGATGCCGAACTCTATGTTCATATACTCCTCCTTCTGCACAAATGTAAAATAAAATTTCTTATTATTTGCAGAGGTCTCATTAAATTTATCAACCAACTCCTTGACTATCTGCTCAGAACTCATAACGTATCCTGTATAAAGTAGTTGTTAATATCCTCAGTCGCGTCCTTACTGAAGAACTTCTTGTACACCTCTATGGCTCTCATCACCTTGTCACGACCACCTAGCACAAAGTCTTCTGACGGTTCAAACACGCCCAATCGGTGACTCTTCTTACACACCACGTAGAACACTAGAGGCTTACCGAACAACTGGCTGTAGATATAAGCCTGCGAGTCGTAGTTATACTTTTTAGCGGACCAACGAAAGTCGTCGATGTCTGACGTAGTCTTGATGTCGATCAAAATGTCCTCGCTAACTATATCAGCCTTACCCTTGAACGGCATACCGAAGATCTCGCCAACCGCTGGCTGTTCGAACACGTTGCCATCGCGGTAGATGTTCTCGTAGAAGAAGAAGTTCCCCTTCATAGTGCTTACAAGCGAGTCCAGTTCGTCCTGCTCATTTTTCAATAGCAATATCGAAGATGATGAGTTTGACACGGCATCCTTGTAGATGTTTGTGTTTCGTGTTGAGGCTTCGACAACCTCAAAGTTCACGAGTTTTTCAGGCTCAAGCATAGCCGTGTGCAGGTACGAGCCCTGAAGCATAGGAACCGTAGGCTCCTCTCTAACCTTGAACATACGCGGGTTCTTTAACAACGTCCCGATGTCGCTGTTGCTGATGTACTTCGAGCCAAACTCACCATAGTAGTTGGCATCGTCTCTTAGTTGTTCTATTATTTTACTCATCTTATTTCAATAAATCTCCCAATGTCTTCTTAACGCTTGTGGATAGGTTATACTTCACGCTCAAGTTCTTAACGATTGTCGCTAGGTCTAGTTTTGTCTTGTTGGCTTCAACATACTTGACAACACCTGCCCAGTTCGTGTCGTTCACAGCCAAATCAATCTTCGTTGATGTCATAGCCTTAGCCGTCTTTGTCGAGTCAACCAAGTCCTCACCCGACCATAACTTAAGTCCTAGTCCGTGTAGCGCAAGAGCCTTAACCGTGCTACGTTGAATTGTCTTGTTCACGTCCATTGACGTAACCTTTTCGATAAGAATAGACTGATTACGAAAATCCATAATCGGAAGATAATCGATATGCTCCAATCCGTCTATAACAATCCCAACCTTAACATAGGCAGTCTTGCCATCGTTAAAGTAGTTAAGTCCAGTCATACTGTCCTCATACACAATACGTTGCATTGAAGGGTATAGTTGTTTAGCCAACCCCCACGCGTGACTCCAAGACAAGTAGTCTTGATTACCTTTTTTCTCTACCTTGTCAGATACATTTATCTCTGACAACTTTTTAAATACATTTTCCATTTTAATTTAATTTTAAGTTTGCTAATATAATACTTTTTTATTTCTTATTTTATTTTTTAGTTATTTTTTTTATCAATCTCCCTAGCCTTCTCTACATACTTTGTAAGGT